TTAGATACGTCCGGAGACATTTCCCTCACACGTGCTTTTTGCCCTGCACTTATCTCTTCTCTTTTAGCTATTAGACTAGCGAGTTCGTCTTTCATCCCTTTAGTCTTCATGTACACGCCTTTACCACCGGCTCGTTCCATCCGCCTTATATCTTGACGGAGCACTTGTATCTGCGTAGATATATCTCTCTTTGTTGCTTCCTCCACGAGATACTCTACCTCTGCTTCATACACAGCTTTCTCTGCGGTACGTTGTTTAGTGACGTTATAGGCGTACTTTGCATCTTGCTGCGCTGTCTTAGTCTGCAGCACAGTGTCCGCATCATACTTCAAACGCTTCTTGGCTTTTTCTATATCGGCCTTTTCCCTTGCCTCTAGACGCTGCTTCAGTTCTTTTTTACGCCACGCTTTGTACTCGGCTTTATATTTAGTCAACTGCGCTTCACTTAATTTTCCTTTTGGAAGTTTCGGCCTAGCGTCCACCATTTCTTTAGGCTGTGCGACAGGCAAGTCCTTCGATCCTTTCGCAGCTGTTCCAGGTGCCACTGTAGGCTCAGGTTTACCAGGGGCTTCAAAAGTTTTTATTTTTTCTGCTTTAGACGGAGTCCTTCCAGAGAAAGGAAATATATTTTTCTTTTCGCTCAGCATCCCAGTGCTCTCTGCTGATATTGACGGCCTTGCTATTTCTCTCGCACCTGCGGTAGGTTCAAGTTTCGTTTGAACAAACGGCTCTTCTATAACGGTAGTCGGCTGCCGTTTCCCAGTGACGATCTTTAACACTCGCTTAACAAGCGTGTCTGTAGCCACTGGTTGACCAGCGACACGTGTCATGGATTCCGCTTCAGTATTTATCTTTGTGAATGCTTTAATGATATCATCGCTCTGCATTTCTTTACTGAGCATAGTCACCAGTTCCTCAGCGGTAACTCTCTTGACTCCACTAGAGGCCTCGGTCAGTACACGAGAGGCCACGTAAGGAGAAGCCTTCTCATCTACAAGACTTTTAACAACCTCAACTGCAGAGTCTAGTTTGGTCTTCTGAGGAACGAGGCTTGCGGCTGCGGATTTTTCTATAATGTTTGTAGGTTTAGGAGCAAGGTCTTTAGTGTACTTAGAAATTACATCGTCTGCTTGTGAGGCGGTCATCTTAAGAGACGTCATGAGAAACTGCTTGGTCTCATTTGGATTATCCATGAGGTACTTAAGACGTTTCCATGCTGCGGCTTTTCGTGCAGCCTTAGCGGCTTCTTCTGATGCGTCACCGGTCTTCTTGACGGATAACCCGATGTTTAGATCTTGCACTAAAAACTTTGCAAGTTCTAGTTCGTTCATGTCTTCTATGGCTTTTTCAGCCTTTCCGACGGAGGGAGTTTCTGGGGTAACTGCTGCAGGTTCACTTTTTATTTTTTTTTTTAAGGGGTTCTTTTTTGGTTGCTCAGCAGGTAGTCCAGCTTTAGCAGCCTCTTGTTTTGCAAGTTTCTTTTTGAAAGCCTGCCACTCCGCTTCCTTCTTCGCTGCTACAGCTGGATCCTCAACGACAACGGGCTTTTCTACTTTTGCCTTCGCTGCCTTCTTTATAGCGTTCCCTTTAGGCTGCTCAACTGGTAGACCAGGTACTGCTTTAGCAGGAGCAGCCGGTCGCTCTGCTAGAACGTCTTTAGTCTTTTTATATATGGCCTTTGCTTCTTCATCCAATAACTTAGACGCACGTGCTCTGAGGTCTTTTGCCTTAGCAGCGTTCTCTGCACGCAATGCAGCTGCATTTGGCCCAGTTACCACAGCGTCATCAAAACGCTTAGCTTGTTCCATTAACTTAATCGCTTCTGCTTTAGCTTCCCCTACCTTTGGTGCTTTAGAAGCGACTGCTTTTCCAGCAGCTTTCTTTATCGCATTACCTTTTGGCTGTTCTACTGGAAGTCCTATAGCAGGTTTAACTGGAGCAACAGTAGCAGGTTTAACTGGAGCTGCTGGAGATACTTCTTTTAAAGCCGCTTTCCTAGCTGCTTCATCTGCTAAGAGTTTTTTCTTCAGTGCCTGCCACTCAGCCTCTTTCTTAGCAGCGACAGCTGGGTCTTCGACTGCTGCCGGCTTCGCCGCCTTAACTCCTTTTTGGCCACCCTTCTTTATTGCATTTCCTGGAGCAACAGGAAGCCCAGGTACCGGCTGCCCCACTGGTTGGGACGCTTGGGACGGGGTAATCTTACTAGGAGACACAGTGCTTGGTGCACTCACTGATTTCTTTTTAAATATTTTTGGAGCCGGCTTTTGGGCACTTGGCTGCGGCTTTCCTATTGCTGCCTGTTGTTCTGCGAACTGGGCACGTCGTAATTTCTCTGCTTCAATAGCCTTGAGTCTAGGATCAAGTTTCTCTTGCAACTTGGCCCCGAACTTCTTCATGACGCCGCCTTCCATCATCATCTTTCCAGCAACATCTTGCTCTGCTTGAAGTGCAGGTAACTCAGCCAACTGCTTATCTACTTCAGCTGCTTTCTGTACATCTCCAGCCAATTTTTCTTTAAGGGCAGCCATCTCATCATCTGGTGTGTACGGCCCTCTACGAGCCTGAACAGCGGCTTGTTCTTCAGGAGATAATTTCCCCCAGAATCCTTTTAACTTGTTCTGAAGACGGCCTTCATCTGAAGCAGCGTATGCTGCATCACGATTGGCCCTCTCCACTAAAGACGTCTGACGTTTTGCAGAGGCAAGGCGATACGCGTCAACCCTGCCCGCGTTTGCAGTGATCTTCCTAAGCACTGCGGGAATTATTTTTCCTTGTCCTTCCATGGTCAGTATATCAGTTAAGAAATCAGACCAGTCCCCTGCCACTCCCATCATTTTTATCTCAGTGCTCATCTCATTCGCTAAAGCGTCTGGAGGAGTTCCGCTGTCTAGCCTAGCCTGGATATAGTCTCCAGTCCATTTCCGCTGCATGGCATCAGAATAAATATTCCCACGACCTCCGCCTTCTCGTATCTGTTGCTCTTGACGAACATTCTGTACATACTGCGGAAGGTCTAGAAAGTTCCCACCAAATCTTCCTGCTTTATTTCTGTCTTCAAATCCCGGCTCTACATATCCAAACGTAGACGGTATAGCTTTAGCAGCGTCGAGACCTAGGTTAACGGCATCTAATCCTAGACCTGCGGCACGTGCTACGGGCTGCCCTATAAGTTTCCCGGTAATAGGAAGGCCTAAGTTAAAGTTTCCAAACGCAGCTACTCCTTTACGTGCTATTTCAGGAACCCCTACATCAGTGAAAGGAACTTTAGAAGGAAGATCTTCGGCAGTCATAGGTGCGCCGAACCGCTTCATGAAATCCGGAGCACCGCCTTCTGGAGAGAATGCTTTATCTAAATATGCTGTATTCGCCAGCCCACCTTTTACAATGGATCCTAGATCGGCCATCATTGGTTGAAGGCCGCTGTTCCCATACGCAGCCCCCATCTTATCAAACACTTGTCCCGTGCCTTCTGCTATTCTGGAACTCGTATCTACTAACCCCCTTCCCATAGCATTAACCGCATTACCTGTTCCCTCTGCTATCCCAGAACCTATATTAGAAGCGATCTCTCCTGCTTTTTGCTGGAATAACTTTAGAGGAGATGCCTTTTGTTCTGGAGAACGGAGCTTTAGCAGCTCTTCCGTCGGAAGAGAGTCCAGGTACTGTTGCATCATAGTTAATTGATTGGGGTCGATTGCCATTTACATCCCTCCAAGTCTTCTTTTTATAGCATCGTTTATCATCTGCTGGCCTTCTGGTGTTCTGAAAACGCTAGGATCAATGTTCTGGAACTCTGGACTACGCATCTGCCCTTGCAAATTCTTCGTAGGCAGTCCTCCAGGAGACGGAAGTGCCGGGGCAGGAGCCGGGGCACCCATATTGGAATTAGAAAAATATGCAGAGGTAGACGCAGGCGGAGACACAGGGGCTCCTACATTTGTCTGAGGAGAGACAGCCGCTTCACTTGCTTTCTTAGCCTCCCATTTCCTTTGATCTGATAGTTCTAGAGCGGCTTCAGTCATAGGCAGAGTGGTAAACTCACTGCTCTTTGCTCTCTTAAACGACGTAGTCTCTCCTGTAATAGGATCATAGATCCATTGATCTATCGGAGAATTGTCCTCCTGAGTCCTTAGAATCTGTCCAGGAATAGCCGCCATTCCTTGAGCATACGCTTGTTGTTGAACTAGGCCAACCGCTTCTCCTCGTTTAACAATATCATTTATGGCCATGCCAATAGCAGAAGAGTTAGCGGCTCCGCCTTCTTTCCCCGCATTAAAATAGCTCATTGGATCTCCGAATACTGACATTTTATCTCCTTTATGTTATTGCATTTTTCAAATCAGCCAAAGTGATATTCTGACCTACTCCACCATATTGAGCATTAGCGAGGTCTGCGAACATCTGTTTGAACTTAGTAGCCGTCTCGACGTCAACACCATACTTCAACATCAGCTGATTGACATCAAGTTGCGCTAGCGTTACGTACTGAGCCATCTGGCTCTGGTCGAGATTCAACGCTGTCTGCATGTACGTAGCCATTTGTTGGAGTTGCTGCGCGTCACGTGCTTCTGTTCTATCGTTCGTCGCCTTGCGTATGATCTCTTGACGCTGGTACTGGTACTCTGCGTCGTTCTTGTAATCAGCACCAGGGCGTATGCTCTTCCAGTACGTATCGAAATCTCTCAGATTATTTACTAATTGCTCTTTAGCATACGTATCTCCTTGAGCAAACCCTGTCATGTTTCTATTCGGATCAAGTCCTGCTAAGAGTTCTTTCATACCGGCTTCTTTAGCGAGAGGCTCGCCTCCGGAAGTTATCTTAGACTCTAGGTCTTTCCTGATCCCAGAGAAGTCCGGAGTCTCTACTTTAGGAGCGAACAACTCCCCCAATCCTGCAATCCCCAAACTGGGAATCATTTTCTTAATGGAATCATTTATACTAAATCCGCCTCCTGTCGTTCCTCCGCCTGTAGTTCCACCGCCTTGTCCTACTTGTGGTGTCGCCATACTCTTTGCAAACTCAGTGGCTGTACCGGCTCCTCCAGTTAAAGGCTTAGCCGTAGACAAACTTATAGGAGACTTCGATGTGCCTTGCAACCACTGCGCTATTTTACCAGTCGGACTAGAAGTTCCTATACCTCCGAATCCTGGAAGAGCACCGGCATACTCCGTAACTCCACGAGTCATTCCAGGGACTAGCTGCTGTAGTGCTTTTCCAAATGTCCCACCTGGCTGAGTAACACCCTTAAACGAATCAAATATCCCACCGCCCAATCCAGTTCCTATCCCTCCACCTGCAAGTCCCTGTGCCGCTCCCTGAAGATAATTCTTATCCTTGTTGACAGCGGCCCCTACGCCGGCTGATATCAAGGGTGCGAATCCTTTCAGTGCTGGCACCATACTCGAAAGAATACCAGATCCTGCTCCACCTGCTAGACTAGCAAGATTCTTATATCGTATGCCATCTTCCTCGTGAGGAGAGGTCTTTGCTATAAGTTCATCGAGCTCGTGGTCAATGGTATGTTTAGTGATGTCGTTGTAACCCGTGTCACGCACATATGCCACACCCGTCTTAGCGTCAGCAAGTCCGAGTGAAGTCTTAGCGTGCTTGTAGGGAAGCCCGTCAAACTCCTTCTCACTTAATATCTTTACAGTGTACATATGCCTTTACTCCTTCTTTTATCCCATGCTTTCTAAACATGGCATCTGTGCGTATCCACTTGGCCCGTTTCACCTGTGGAAACTGGTTTCTAATCATACTCAATACGTTGCTGAGTTCCTTATGTATGCACTTATAGGCTGCGTGTTCTCGAACAATGAGTTGGTCAATATACACTGTAGTCCCGTCGACATTGTCCTGTATCTCGGTCCACGGTATTCTTTTGTGTAAATACTTGTCGTCATCGTCGCCTATTAAATATGTTAGTATCGCTGCTACGTGCCCGTCCTTCAGTATCACGTGGGCTCTGTGTTTCTCCAGCATCCTGTCGTAGTATTGCCGTTGGTCTGTATCCATTATGCAAAAGCTTCTAGTCCTTGAAAAATACTCCGGAACTCGCTCGGCTGCATTCCTGGGAACTGAGCACGGATCACGGAATCTGGTTGAGACGACAAACGAATGTACTGAGACATCTGTGCATCCGATAGGTTGTTCGCGTTCTTAACTCCGTTGTACACGTACTGGTTCTGTGCCTGAACGTTTGCCGTATCCACTCCTTGAGTGAAACTATCTATGGTAGCGCCGTATCCCTTCTTCGCATTCGCTAATTGGCTTGCGAATCGTGAGTTTCCTTCTATAGATGTTCCAGGAGCAGCCTGTCTAAAGGTGTCGAATATATTTCTGTACTGCTTTTGATACTGCTGGTCGATATTCAAGAGCCCTTGGTTTACTTCTTCGTCGCCATAAGGAGCCTTGAACGCACTCGACGGGTTGCTGCTTGATAACTTGTTAGGGGCTCCAAACAACGACAAGGCATTCTCTCCACCACTCTGGCCTAAGTTCGCCACCGCTCTATTCTGTGTCGGGGATAGAGAATTAACTAGAGTGTCTGTGGCCAGCCCTGTAGCGGCCTTCTTAGCCAGCCCACCAGTCTTTGACAACAATGACGGAGCAGCCTCTATTGCCTTAGACCCGGCTGACGATATAGATGTTGGGGTAAAACCTTTAGAGGCTTTGTTGATCCCACTTGATATCGCTGACCCTAAACTAGCCCCTCCTCCCGACGCTGCTGTAGAAGCTTGTGATATAGGAATAGACGATCCGATGCCAGGAACAGTCACTGTACCTGTGTACCCAGAAGGCGTTGCTATAGATGTCGGAGCGGCACCTGGACCTGCCCCTATAGCACCACCTGTCATTCCGCTAAGCGTTCCTCCGAGCTTGCTCATGAACCCGGGGCCCGCTGCCTTGAATCCTGATATACCAGCATTGGCTAAAGAGCCGCCTGCGTACGACCCAAGAGCGCCCATCCCAGTAGACGTTGCCACAGATCCAAATGTAGGAGAACCGTACTTCTCAGGCTTGGTTGCTTGTGTATGGTACTTTGTTCCTCCGCTAATTCCACCGCCTACGGCTACTCCTAAAGGAGTAAGCGTTCCGCCGGACAGAACGGATATGGCTGTACCGATAACCGGCCCTAGCCAACTTCCTAAGCTTGCCCCACTCTTGTACCGTATCCCGTCCTCCTCGTGCGGAGACACCTTCTGCAGAAGCTCGTCGAACTCATGGCGTATGGTGGTAGCGTCGAGTCCGTTGATCCCCGTCCGTCGAACGTAGGCCACGCCTGTCTTAGCATCGGCTAGCCCTAGAGAGCTCCTAGCCTTCTTGTATGGGAGCTCGTCGAAGTCTTCATTTTCCAATACACGTATCTCGTACATAGAATCTCCTTAATACATTACAATTACAAACCCATTTGCACCATCTCTGTTACCACTAGAAGCACTTGATGAACCATTCCCACCTGACCCGTATCCACTAGGAGCTGTTGCCATAACTCCACCTTTACCAAAACATGACCCACCACCTGCTCCACCGACATTTGCTGTGGCATTTCCACCATTCCCACCTTTTATTCCAGTTCCATTAGCCGCAGTAGAACCAGAAGCGTCTATGCCACCAGCGCCAGCTCCTCCGAGCCCTTCATCTCCTCCGCTCCAGTTACCCTGACCACCTATACCACCAGCAGCGATAATAGTCCCGTCGAATGAACTGGCTTCTCCCGTACCTGCCCCTCCTCCATTTATGCTGTTAGTCCCGGCAGTTCCACCAGTCCCGGCGATAACAGCATAGTTTGAAGCTGGTGTCACTGTATACGGATAGTTGATGATAGATTCTCCACCGCCACCACCGCCGCCACCTCCAGAGTTATTATCTCCGCCACCACCGCCGCCTGCACCGACCATTGTTAGATATACCGTCGTCACTCCGGCAGGAGCTGTAAACGTCCCGTCTGCCGTGAATAGCTGGATCCTTCCCTCTGTGATTGTAGATGCGGCTACTGAAACCCAGTTAGTCCCGTCAAACTGTAAGACGTCTCCAGTTGTCTGTCCTGAGATAACCAAATCTTCAGGTAGCCCCCACTCAGGATCAAACCCAAGGCCTTTTGTCATCAGTACTTGGCCGTCCGTCCCTGCTCCGATCCTCGTCCAATCAACTCCATTATAATAGAGAAGATCACCCTGCGTTTGTCCTGGAATATCTAAAACATCATCAACAGTCTGGACAACAGAAAGGTCGTCTTGAATATTTCTAATATCAATTCCTTTTAGAACCGTTCCATCATCTGATCCTGACCAATATTTTGTCCATGTAATAGCCATTCTATCTCCTATGGTAATGCAGTAAGGTTAACATAATACCACTGCCCTAGATAACTGACATACAATCTATACTGAGCTCCGAATATCGAGAGCACAATCACAGGCTCATTAGGAGCATCAAAGTTAGGAGACGACGTCGCTGTAACCTGTACCTCGTAGAGTCCATTGTTAATTATTCTACGAACATCGTCGGAGAACTCCTGCACCTGTATCGAGTCCTTGGTCAAGTCGTAGTCAGGTAATCGGCTCATCTTAACGGCTCCTCTTTACCGGCCCCGAGTGCTTGAGATAAGAAGTCAACTTTGAGGAGTTCCCAGGCCGGCCCTGCTCCTGCGTAGTTTGTACGGAACACCTCATACGAAACTCCTGCAAAGTCTCCTGCAAGCATTGTGCCTACCGTCGCTGTCGTCGGGGATGTATAGGTAAAATCGTATACAGTGTTTGCATGTAGCCCTGACTTGATATGAATCTTATATCCGTTTTCACTCGTCATATAAGACTGCCACGCCGTTCCTGTTCCAGTGATAGATGTCGTTTCTCCGGTCCCACTCACTGTCCCCTCTTCCCACTGAACGATGGTCCCTGCATCCGACAGGTCTTGAGTATGAAGACGAAAGCGGTACGTATTGCTGGTAACTGGAATATTCGGACGAGGTGCTGTGATTTCAACGTCGCTTCCAAGCACTGCCGTGTTACCTAGCATTGTGTTGTATCCTAGAAATCGGTCTCGAACATGGTGCATCTTTAGAACAGTCCTCGGCTTCCAGGTCTTATCAAAGTCTGTTCTGTCATCAAGTTGAATCTCGTAAAAGGCCACTGGTTTGAAGTACAGGTCTAGCGTCGTGCTCTTGCTTCGTTGTGCTGGCCTCTGCATAAGCATCGGGCTCTCATAGTTCTCTATGATGACCACACCATTATCGTTGTTATAGTTCCCGAACATCTTGTGGATTTTTCCACTGTAATCAGCCCCTAGTCTGAACTTCCGTCCTATCGCGTCCTCGGCTACTGTAGTAGAGTGGAAGGGCATATTATCGAAGGGGTAATAGGAGAGGTCCCGTATGTCCACGTTAAAGGAGAAATAGTTTGTATCGTCTCCCTTAGCCGTGATGTACACACTGTAGACCTGTGATATCGGATCGTATGTTGCGTTGCAGTTGTCGAGCTTATTCCACTCTACGTAGCTCGGAGCGATAGGCGTGTCGTTGTTTGCATTTCTGTACTTCTCTGAAATCACTCTGATGAAAGTTCCGTCGAATAAATAGATATTAAGATCATACCCTAGGAAAATAACGACCTGGCCATACTCCTTAGAGATGACGACCTTCGCTGTTCTAGGTATAACTCCTACATCAGACACTACCTGCTTGTACTCAAATACAGCGACTCCACCTATAAAGCTGACACGGAAGATACCTGTTTTAGTAGACGCATACGTTCTGCCATTGATAATGAACCAGCCTGTGATCTCGTCGTTCTTAGCACCAGTGAGTGTGAAATAATCAAGGTAACTCCCCCCGACCATTGTGTTGATGTCTTCGTAGTAAATGCGGAGTGGCTCAGCCTGTGTGTTCCCTCCTAGAAGATATCCTTGTGTTTCTATAGCGTGCTTGAACCCTGGAGAAGACAACGACAACAACATCATAGCAGGATCAGTTCCGTTCCAGTAGTAAGGCGCAGAGTAATCACTGAATGTATGGATCAATAGCTGCTTGACCTCGGTCATATAGGAGATGCACTGAGGTGTGACTGTACGGATCGCTGAAAGAATACCATCTAGATTAGACATCTTGTAGACGCTAGTTCCTATATGAGATACTAGCCTACGCCCAACTCCAGACACTCCATAGTCAAACAAAGCATACCCTATAGCTGTTGTGACTCCCGTATCCGCCATCTCCTTGTACCCAGTGCGTTTTCGGATCACTGTGTTATCGAACACAACGTTGATTGCGTTAGGAGATTCCTTCTCTTTTAGAGAAGTCAGATCCCGGTCGTAGTTGCAACCGCCGGAGTACTCATCCATATTAAGAGTAGTTAATCTTCGTCCTACTGCCATGAGCGATACCCGTCATCATCAGCGGAGAACTGCACGTTGGTTCTCCTGTTCTTATAGTTCTTTTTGAGATCGGACAGAATGAACGTCTTCTGTGCTTGGACGTTCTGTATCGTTGGGTCTGTCTGCTCTCCCATTACTAGAGTAAGCGCTTCGTACAGAATGAACTCATGGAACTCCGACGGGAACATTGTCGGAGATCCGGAGATGTGGTAATCTAGAGACGCCTCTGTAGCTTCTTCATACGCCGTCTCCAGAGTAATCTGTGTGTTGCTGACTCGTGTGGCGATTCGATACCACTTCGAGCTGTCCCCGATTCCATTGGCATCTACTCTTAAATACTGTCCTACCATACTTGCCGTCCAGGTTGTCCCAGATCCGTTTACTGTAGTGCTGCTATTGGTAACTGACACAGTTCCTACAGAGTACTCTGTCATCGGAGTTATCTTCTTGACATACTCATAAGGGTAAACCACTGCTTTTAACGGCGGTGGATTTACCCTTATGAGCCGGTAACCAGTTGTGTTATGTGTACCAGACAGCATAACACGCCTCAGGGGGTCTGTGGCTTCTGGGGAGAAATACTCACGAAATTCATCACGCGGAACTTCCTCTATAATATCGCTAACGCGTCCACCAGAGTATACATAGATCGACCCATTCCTCAACAATCTGTCGAAATCTGCAGCTAAGGGGTATTCGTCCCTATAGATTCTGTAGTTAACATTAGTTAACGACTGGTCCCCCGACAGTGCCGGAGAGATCGTTCCAGTGGTGTCAGCGGTACGTGTGAATGAATAAATGTTGTCGTTCCCTGCGAAACTGATCTTATATCCATCAACTGCCAGCATCGCCGTAGTCCACACAGTTCCGGTCCCAGTGACTGAAGTAGATCCGGCAGTGATAGTAGCGGACCCTGTGTTATATGATGCTGACATTGACAGATTTGATTCTACGATAATGGGATTCCAATCAGCTATACGAGGAAGCGTCCTGACATACACATCGTTGATAATGCCCTTGGCATAGTCGACGTTGTTAGGAGAGTCAATACGTCCCATCGTCAGAAGACGTTCCCACAATTCTGTGAACGGTATAGTATTTGAAAGGTTTCCCATTTTATCTCCTTAAACTACGAACGTTGGAATTAACACTATAGCGGCCCCTATCAAAGTCTCTTCTGCACGAGCAGATGATGTTTGATTCCAGGTGCCGGCAACTACAGAGATGCAAACGACCACTAAGATGTTGGCTGGAATCAGCGTATACGCCTGCTGCACTATGAAAATAGGAAGTGTAGCACACGCGCACGCGAATCCATAGATTGCACGTTTCTTAATCTTTTCTGCGACGGTATCTCCCCCGTATCCAAGACTCAAGGCCCCAAAGAGTAGCGGCGCACAGAGCAAATACCAGTATGTAAAGGAATCCAACCATAGACCGAATCCACATATTCCGGCGACCCACACAACCGGGGCGATATAACGCCGTTTCCACTTGCCAGAGATTCCACCAAATCCGTAGAGTCCGGCAAACACTGCTATGAGCAGGATTTTAAGAATGCTTATCCACTGGAGTGTCACTTCGTCCATCACGCCTCCTAGTTATTGTACTTAAAAAACCGTTTTGAGAAGTGCAGCAGATAATCTTTCTGCTTCTTGTCGTCGATCTTCTCGTACTGTCCGGTCTTCGTATTAACCTGAATATACTTCTCTGCGGCCTCGATAGCGGCGTGCATTTTACGAACTTCCGCTGTATCCATAACTGTCTTTAGAAGTTTAAAGCCTTCAGAGATCGCTGATGCTATGGCTCCGACTGGAGTTATATCAGGCATTAGTCGTTCCTATGTTTTAACCAGTTAGAGAAAGCAACTAACCCTGCAATAACGGCAGGAACTATCCCTTGGTAAATATATAATAAATAACCTGGAAGACAATTCTCTGTCACTGTTGAAGAACAAGCAACTGGAACATAATCGGTTATAGATTTAATAACCCCGGCCACAACTACAGCGGCCAATCCGGCTAAGAATCCAAGTACTGCTTTTTTTAAGGTAATCCAATAATTCATATCTCCTCCTTACGATTTCATGATATACGCCAAGGCGTAATATTTAGGAACATTTGACGAAGACCCTGTTGTACTCAAGGTGTGGGTATGTGTCTCGCTCCCGACGTTATAGTCCGTCCCACCTGAGTTATCATCAACGTGTACCGTAGCAGACGGGCCACCAGTGACTCCGCCACTATGCGTGTGCGTACTGGCTCCTCCCGTAGCTCCGACATTGTTTGTCCCTCCTGAGTCTGCGTCAGCGTGTATGATAAAGCGATCCGTAAGATTGGGCGTACCATTGGCTCCGTTACATAGAACCCATCCACTAGGGATCGCAGAAATTGCACCAGACCACAACAAGATAACTCCTGCCGGTATAAGTGCTGAGGAAACTGTAAGATAATCAAACGCAGCAGCTCCGTGATCATAGTATAGAACTTTACCATCATCGGCAGCGGTAGGAGTCTCGATGTCCACCCCCCATATTGAAGTCGCGTCTCCAGTCGATCCAGACGTAATATCGTCCTGGATATTCTTGAGATCAATTCCCTTCAGAACAGTTCCGTCGTCCGACGCCTGCCACGATTTTGTCCACGTTATTCCCATTATTCACATCCTCGATTAGTGCTTGTTGAACGATATACTCAATAAGATCCACTCCTTCTCGAATCTCTTTTATAGCGTGTGCCAGCTCCTGCACGTCAAGGTTCAACTTATGCTCGCTCATTTAGAGTGTCCATTTCTTAACAAAGTTTTGACATCTCCCTTGATTTCTAAGATGTCTTCCACAAGTTGCTTATGGACAAACGCAAAGAACTCTTTGCTGACGTGAGTATCTTCCATATGTTGCTTATACTCATCGAACCTTTGGTACACTCTGTTAATGCTCTTTTTGCAGTTTTCTGCCATAACTGCCACCATCCCTATGATTCCAACTGCGGTGCCTATTCCGATGCTGTAAACTTGCCAGTGTTCCATTCAATAAACCCTCCACAATTAGGACATATCCAACATGAATGCCCATCTTCCAGGTGAACATTATGCCCACAATGTGGACAGTTTAATATCATACGAAAGAATACACTAAGCTCACGCTTACCTGTGCGGAAGCTGTCGTGCAATTAAGTATGATTGATTTACCCACCTCGGTCTCATACAACCAGATCCCTTGGTAGCCGACCCTAGAATAGTAAGCCGCTGAAGGAGACCCAGAGATCGCACGATAGAATGTCTCTGTGAGTGCTGTGCCAGCCGCCCCGTTTCTAAGGTAAAAGTTTGTCCCACCAATGTTCGTCGTCGCTGATATAGCGTATATCCGAATCTTCTTACCAGCTACAGCAGGAACAACCGGAGTTGCATTATCGCCAACTGTCGTTGAACTGTAGATTGCCGTCTTAGTGTATATCCCATTTGTTAATGTATCGAGTGTTCCCATTATGCCACCCCGAAGATTATGACCGATAACGTTCCGCTTGCAGGAGCAACAGAGCAAGTTGCAACCATTCTCCAGTAAGGAAGGTATGTATCGCAGGTCATGTAAGTATTAGTGGAAGCCGCTACATCGAAAGACGAGCCGACATTAAAGCTATTGCTGAAGTCTCCATTAGCAGAACCCTGACATTGGAGCGTAACTGTTTGATTAAGACTGTTCTCAATAATCAATGTCTTGATAACGAAGTCTCCGTTAAATACGACGTCTCCGTTGTGAGCAGACGTATCCCTGATTGCAAGTGCGTCTATTGGATTTGATTTGTTAATTGCCATTACGCCACCTTCTCTCTATACATCGTGATGTGCTTCACAAGGACGGATCCAACAGTTGACCGGCCAATGACTGAGAAACCCATAGTAAACCCCATTGGGTCCTGCGGATAAAAACGAAACGCCTTGTTAGCGGTTTCAGTCCACATAGGAGTTGTTCCTGCTGTCAAACCGAGGTCAGTTCCAAGCTCAGCCATGTTTATCCTAAACCTCTCAACTCCATCAACGACAAGAGCCACAAGGAAGTTAGAGGACGTAGGAGCTGTTACAGCAATGAAGTCCAGCACTCCTGCTCCCGTAAAAGTAGAGAGCGTGGTATCAGCACCAGTTCCGAGGGTATCGCCCGTTGCATCAAAGTCCGTCTTGAGTTGGTACTTCGTCGGAGAATCGTCAGAAGTTATCGTTCCGTCGATGGCAAGACGCTCAATGGAACCATCAGTGATTACGCTAACCTTCTTCGTATACTCGTCGTTCCATATGTTGATATCTAACGTCTTATCGGTTATGTCACCCATTACTTTTTCTCCAACGCTGCGGCTATCTTCTCCAAGCTCTTGGCAATCTGCCCAAGGAGTTGGACCGTTAATACTGTTGTGTTACCAGCATGAATCTGAACCTGTTGTGTCGGACTGCCTGGGACCTCTGTCGCCTTAACATCACGGACAGCATTTGGAGTCGATTTCTCTTTCATCTTAACGCCTTTCTTTATACTCACAGTTGAACTCAATATTATCCTTGATGCAATTCCAACTCTTACCTTCGTCTATCCAGTTGCATCGGTATCTGGATGGATCTGTTTCTGCGACTGTACATCCTGCTAAAAGCAAGAGCACCAAGAGCCCTACCTCTTTGTGAAGGCCTGCCCTATTTTGCCTAAGCATTCTAGACAACCCTCGGTCTCTCTTTAGCATTAGACATCATACCCAATAATCGTGCTGTAAACATCCATCGTCGCACCTTGCCGGTTTGTCCTTGCAATACGAACAGTTCCCGTGCTAGCGACAGGCACTTCAATGGGCGGGTCAAAGAACAACTGCTGCGTATCTCCTTGACGCCCGTTCAAGAATCCGACAGCCCTCGTTACAAGAGTTGCCACGGGACCAGTCTGAACTTCAAACTTCACGTTACCGCTTGCCGATACGATAACAGACTTTAGTAAGAAGCTCGTTCCTGTCACAGCGTAGTCATGGTTATCTGCCGTATCAACAGCGACGTTGACAGATGTATCATAGTTGTGAACTTCTTCACCAGAAATAACTGTGCTAACGTTCTGAACGAAGATAGGATTCGTCTCGGTGTTAGCATTTGCGTTACCGCTAATCTTAATCGCATCGTCCGCTAGGGTAAGATTGCGGATGTCCAGGTCAGAAGCCGTGACAGCAATCGTGGTATTAACAAAGTTTACCCACAGTGCTCCGTTTGCATCAACACGAAGGTCGACATAATCTCCATCCACAGGAGTCAATGCCGATAAGGTGTCATCACGCACAGCCAGCGTCGGGATACCATAATCGCTTGCACCAGCCGCATCGTCCACTTGGTATTCTGCATTGATAGACATAGCTGGCATGGTAAGAACGTCCACCTGCAAATTACCGTCGCTATCTACCAATGGAACATAGTCGGTTCCTGATCCGTCCTTGACAGTGTTAGCAAAGATAAGGACATTGTCCTCACCGGCACCAACGCCAGCCACCAAATCACGGTAGAACGTTCCAGTTACGGGAACGCTGGTATTTGTAACGTTCACATCTAACGAACCACCGGTAATACTTACAGCCGCGGTACCGTCGGATAACTCTACGAAAATCGGGTTTGCAACTGCGTTTACATCACGATCTTTTGAAACTAGACTTGGAAAGAATCCATCAGCCATTGTTTTTCTCCTTGCTTATGTCGATAACCTCAGCATCGTCTTGTCCTTCATAGCGACGCTCGAGATCATCAAGAGTTTGAGTTAAAGCAAGGACATCTCTCTCAGCCATGATGATGTCTGCTTGTATTCCTTTTAAGCGGCCTTCCATAATCTCAAATGCGTCAGTTTGCAGACGCTGAACCCGTGCTTTCTTCTCAGCGATCTGTTGCTCTAGCCACAGCTTCTGAACTCTTACATTTGGTTTGGCAAGGTCGTTTCGTTGCCTATAGACTACTATGTCACTCATTACGCATACCCATAGATAGTTGCTTCAAAATCTAGAAGATCCCCTGTATTGTAATGCTCTACTTTAATATCGACGACGTCCCCGGTTGTTAGGGCTAAAGGACTTCCAGTAAAGTCAAACTGGAGATTTCGGTCAGGCCCTGTTCTCCGGACATCCAGTAACGTCGCATTCAGATACAGAATGTATTTCGCGTATGCTTCTCCGGAGACGCTCACGATAGTAATATTATTAAACAACGCATCTGCTGTCTTTGAAAGAATCGTCGTTAAAGTAGAGGCTGCTACATTGGTCGCTGATCCTGTCGACTTAACGGTTGATAAAGAAATACCGTTAATCGTCACAGCGCCTGTAACGCCCAAATCCCCTGTAACCTGTGCTGGCTTGAAATCCGCCACTATATTAGTACCACCCTGTAAGCTGAGTCTGCGACCCAGGTAATTCTTAACGTATCAATATCAAAGTTCTCTAAGTTCGTTCCTTCCCCTGCCTTCATCGTCCAGTCGTCTCCAAACGTTAACCCGTCTCTAGAGAAGGCTACCTTAATATCCCCCAATCCATCACACGTAACCCAACCTTGACGTGCATTTCTTCCGGCGTCGGCGTTGAAGTCTATAATCTTTGGAGACTCCCCAACGACGAACGCTGCGTCTTCATAGGACTTATTAACTACACTCAATGGTTGAAACGATGTCGTTACTGCAGACGCGCTCACGTTAGCGTAACTCCATATCCTGAGTACGTCGCCTCCTGCTGATCCCTTAACATAGATGCTGCTCTTCTGATCGACGTTTAGCGTAAGCGACTCTCCCGGACGAACCTCACCAGCAAGCGTGGCGCCGTCAAAACTAAACTGTGCCACGTCTGTTGTCGAATCATTAGTAAGATTGATCGTGGAGATATGCTCTCCAAACGTCTGCTCGACGTACAGGTTCGTTAATGTATACGCCTGGTAGTAATCAAAATCACCAATCTGTTTTACGTGCTGAAGTGCTCTCATCTAACCTCGTGTCCACAATTTTGACAAACGTACTTCGGTTTAATGACCGTAACTTCCTTGTCCACAAACTTCGGCCTACTAATGATTAGTTCTTTTTCGACGATCTTCGGGATCTCAATCGTTTTGATGGTCTCTTCATAGACGATCTTTGGGACCCGGATAACCTCTTCAAGGTACTTGACTTTAATTTCCGGGCGTGAGACATGAACCACTTGTTCAATAACCTTAGCAGAGTAGACATCCTGAGGGACAATCTTTGTCTTGATGACCTCGATTTCTTTCGTGACATAACGTGGCACCTCCACGACCTTTTCCACTTCTTTAATAACGACCTTTTCCACGATCACTTCCTTCTCCACAATGATCGGGCGCTCGATGATGACATCCTTGTACACTGGACGTGTGATCTCAACGTCAATAAACTTTGGACGTTCCACCTGTTTTTCAACAATCGTATGGACGATTGTTTCGGTCTTATCCTTAGGACCAGTTGCAAAACCCATATCAGCCTCCTTAATCAGACTCTTGAATAGCCAGGATAACTGTCGGCGTTACAACAGCTGCCCCATTGTTATTGGTTACAATGATCTTGATGAAGCTTGCACATTCCGGTGCGAAGTCCAGTACATCAGCAGCACCCACCACTGCTCCGATTGTGGCCGGTGCAGATGGCGTTACAAACGTCCCATCGGCACTAGAGCTCAGTGAGTACGTGAACGTCAAGCTCGGAGCGGCCCCAACAATAGAGGTAAGATGCACAGCCAGTGCATTAGCCTTCTCAATGTTGATTGGAGCAGACGTGAACGTTCCTCCAGCCGCGATCTGCGCGCTTGTTAGTAAATAATTCCCCATAGTTGCGCCCATTACTTCCTCCTTGATTATATGTTAATACGTTACAATAACTATCCCTGCTCCACCGGCGCCGCCAGCATAGAACCCTACACCACCACCGTAAGCGCCGCCGCCTCCGCCTCCAAATACACCAGCGCTTCCAGCGCCAGCTCCACTTGGACGTGATCCAGCTTTACCTATTGCAGAAGCTCCTCCACCACCTTTATCTGTGCCCAAAGCATTACCTCCCTTAATACAATATCCTCCGATTCTTGTTTCGGCATTTAGCCCTTCACCACCACCTACACCTATGGTCGGGCCGCCGTATTCGATCCCGCCTGTTCCTCCTGGAAGGCTTATTCCTGTACCATCAAAAGATGTCGTTCCGCCTGTTCCTCCTATAGAATATCGAGAACCAGCCGTTCCTCCGGCTCCAACTGTGACGGTGTAAGAATTGCTGGGTGTAACTGTATACGGACGCATAATTACAGCGGCCCCTCCTCCGCCTCCAGGGGCAACACCACCACTTGTATTATTTGCCCCCCCTCCTCCGCCACCAGCCGTGGCTGTAATAAAAACCATAGTGACCCCTGCTGGCGCTGTGAATGTCCCACTTGAAGTAAAAACTTGTATTTGGGACCCTCCACTAGGAGCCGCAACCCAAGTCGGAGCCGCTGCACCGTTGCACTGTAAGAGTTGCCCAGAAGATCCCTGAGCAAGCCGCACCCAATTCGTACCATTAAAGTATAAGATATTCCCCGTAGCTTGACTCGCTATGCTGAGATCTGTAGGAAGAGGACTCGTCTCCCAGGACGGATTCGCGGAAGCCCCGTTCGCTCTAAGGTGTTGCCCAGACGAACCTGCGGGAAGACGGATCCAGTCAGAACCGTTAAAGTACAAGAGGTCTCCCTGCACCTGTCCGGATATCTGAAGATCGACGGCTGCGAAATTTGATTTATTTATTGCTGAACTTCCCATAATGTTCTCCTTGTTAATACATTACGATAACACAACCGCTCTTTGCTGTTCCCGCAGTTCCGCCTAATACAGTATTACCACCGGCGCCCTCTCCATACCATATTCCGTTCCCGGCGGGTATAGAAAGCGTTGAGCCATATTGCATAACATTTCCTAGATTATATCCACCATGTGCCCCTTGACTCGCACTTCTTCCGGCAATTGCTGTAACATTTATTGACCCGCCACTAGCAGTTCCACCTGCACCGCCGCTTGTTCCACTATTTGCAACTCCACCATTTGCTTGAATAGTTGTTGTTCCCGGAAAACTACTATTTCCACCATCCGTTCCGTTATTTCCGCCACCACCATTAGTTCCAGCAGCACCAACAACAACGCTAACATTTCCCGTAACCGCTATAATACCTTCTGCATACCCGCCACCACCGCCACCACCGGCAGCGTTAGTTCCGCCATTTGTTCCACCTCCGCCCCCCCATATTCTAATGTAAACTCTAGTTACACCAACGGGCTTTGTCCAAGTTCCACTTGAAGTAAATAATTGCATACCTACCGGAACTCCACCGCCAGCAGCTGGTGTTACCCAGGTAGGAGCTGCTGCTCCATTACACTGGAGAAGCTGATTCGCAGAGCCCTGAGCAAGACGTACCCAGTTCGTACCGTTGAAGTATAGAAGATTTCCAGTTGCCTGGCTTGCTATTGCAAAGTCCGACGGTAAAGGCGTTATTGAACCTTCGCTTGCAATATCTCCGTATTTCATTGTTTATCTCCTTATGCTATTAGATATCCTTGAAACCAAGTGCTATTTAATGCCGTTCCGTCGTCAATCGCTGTTGTTCCTGTTGTTCCATTGTACTGAACCTGAACTTTTGCTGTATCTCCGGCAACCATATATGCAATAACATTATTAAACTGCGACCATCTTGTAATGGCTCCTGTCAAACCAAAGAAATTAAACCATTGACCAATATAATAACTCTGCCCTGTTGTTACAATTATTAAATCAAGCTCCCCTGTATCTGTTTGAAGAAACTTCCACATAACAGATGTTTTCAAATCATAATACCCTGTATACGGAGCTGTGAAAGTATAGTTAGATGTGTTGAAGTTTCCGCCGATATCATACACCTCTGTATCAAACTCCACATCTTGAGAAACTCCACTTGCAGCAATCAGGGTATCGCCTGTCATATACGCCGCAAAAAGGCAAGCTGGTTTTCTAACCCAATTTGAACCATTGAATACAACTCTATCTCCACTCGTTTGCCCTGATAGAGATAAGTCAGAAGCCACGCTACTATTGGTCGTTCCAACATCCAGAACAATCACTCTCCATGTTCCTGTAATTGCCCCATAACTTGTTAAATCAACATCAAGATTATTGGCATCGGTCAAAGATATACCATCAGGCATAACCATATCGTCATTATTATCATATATCTGAACGATAGCGTACTTATGCCCAAGATTGTGATTAACGGTCAATACACCGGCGGTAAGGTCGGCATTCGTGAACGCCTGATACCAGCTTGTTGTTCCTGTAACCTCGAACCCGCGCATATTAAAGATGTACCCTGATGTCGTTGAATCAGCTACGAGTACCGGCTTTACAATGGCTCCTTCAGTGACCGGTGCCGTCGCTGTAATTGCCCCGGCTGTTTCTGATAGGAAGTGGGCTTGTCCAGCTGTGAGTCCTGATAATCCCGTGATTCTACCGCCAAACTGCACAGTGAAATCATCCAAACCAGCCACAGCAGATATAATGCCAATAGACTCAGCACTAGCAGCTGCCGAAGCGTCCGCCAAAGCGTATCCTGTTCCATTATGATATACCCATTGATATTGTGCGAACCCGTGAGCGACCTGATTTATTGATTGGGTTAACGTTGCCCCACCACCACCTGTTGCAGATATTGTGTGAGTTGCGTGGTCATAAGAAAGATTCGATCCAATCGTGACCCACTCCATTGATCCATCAACATCGTCCCATATGGCTAGACGGTCTGCATTAGGATCGGTCAAGTCCTCTATTCCAAGATGATCCAAAGAAACAGCTTGGCCGGTAACGTCAATTCCAGTGCCAGCAGTCGCAGGAACGTGAAGATCACTGTACTCAGCACTCGTTAAATGATAGAACTCTCCACTGGTTCCTCCCTGCAAACCAGATAGCTGATTGTGCGTAATCGCCAACGGAGCATGGAAATGGCTGTAGTGGTCTGTGCTATTATGAGAAATCGTAATCGTGACATCAGAAGTATGCGTCGTCTTTCCATAAACCCTCAATGCTAATTTATCTGTGGCATTCACAGAAAAGGACGTATGGACAACAATAGTATCTATCTCGACGGGAGTGGTAAGATTGTTTATCTCTCCAGACTCGTCGCTGATTAGATTCTGATGAACCGTGAATGCGACTCCGGACTCATTGACATACGCGTTATCCGTAGCTATTGTAACCTCGACGTTGCTCGTGTACGCTGTAATCTGAAACGTTCCATCTGGAGTTTGTACATAACTTGCTAAGTGGACATCTGCGTTAGCGTCACCTGCTACAAACGGAGTGCTTCCTGTAACAGTTGCTGTTCTGGACGTCCCAGTTCCAGTAATAGCAACCGTACCAGCGTGCGTAACTACTTTATGGATGTCATATATTAGAGTAGATACTGCAGTAGCCGTGCTCACATATGCGAAGAAATTGAACTCCCAGACTCCGCTAGGTATCGTAGTATTTCCTAAAGCCGTATTGTATAGAAATCCTTGGATAAGTCCTTCAGAATTATTGACGACCACTGAATCCTGCTCCTCTGGAGTAACTGTATCAGGACTGGAAAGGAGAGCTTGATATGCTCCCGTCGTAGCATCGTTATCAAGGAAGAACACTGAAGACGGACCTGCGCTCACGGTTCCTCCCGGAGCGTTGACCCAGTTTGAACCATTATATCGTAGATATTCGTCGATATTTGGAGACGCAGCTATAACATCACTAAGATCATCAAGTGCAAGCGTCACCGTAGTATTATTATGCGTGTGACTGTCATTCGCTACGACTGTCACACCAGTATTGCTGATCGTAACATCACCGGTCATCTGAACGCCCACTGCTACACCTGATCCGTTACCGACGAAGATATAGGTATCAGTTAATGCTTGTGGAAGATATATAGTGGTGTCTAATCCGTAGGTGTCACCTGCTGTCAACTTAACGAATGCGGGAGCAGAGTATACAAGTCCAGCCAAAGACGTAAGACCAGCGTCGGATGCTTGAGAGGTGTCGGTGATTGAGAAAGAAGGATACGTTCCGCCGATAGTGACATTCGTGCCACCTGAAAAAGTAACAACCTGATCTGGGTCTGTATTTGTTATCGTGAAATTGGGATACGTCCCGACGATTTCAATGGATGTTCCTTCTGTTAAAACAACCACTTGATCGGGGTCTGTGTTGGCCACTGTAAAAGATGGGTACGTACCAGTCACCGATATTGAAGCCCCACTGGCTATAGCGACTGTTTGATCTGGAGATGTATTGGTAATCACCTGTGCGGCATCAACACTAATACCCACTCCGGCTGTGGCTGCTGGATGTAACAGAACGTCAATGGCGTCTGTAGATATATTTACTTCATCTCCCCAACCAGTCTCTCCCACGTCGGGTTTATATAAATGATTATTCGGTGTATAAGATCCCATTAAAAGCCTCCCTTAGTACGTGAAGTTTCAACCCACGCCTCGTTAGTACTTCCCCATCCGTATCCTGTAGATCCCCACTCACTAAGTCCCCAGCCAAGTCCGCCCATAATAATCGTATAATCTTTATTGTAAACAAAAGTTATAGAGTCTCCATCTCCCAAAATCATAGACCCATGAGTAAGCGCAAGATCGCCAGCGTCTTCAATCGTAACCGTGTTTGTATTGGATGTGCCAGTAAGGGTAAGGACGTCGCCTTGAAGGCCGTCTATGATTTGTGGGTCTGCAGTAATGTTAATAGGACCGCCGTTACCGACAATGTACATGTGGTAAACAGATCTTCCTCCCTCACGGGTATATACTCGTGATTGAGTAATCCGGTCGATCCCTGTAGCAGCACTTATCGGAAATATTGTAGGCTCGTTAACTGACGTAACGGAAGTACTGTTTGATCTCGGCGTAAAGAACCGCGGTCTTGGATGATTTATTTTAGAGTAGTCATCTCTACAACTCTCACAAAGCATCATGCCGCGTTGCCGGCGTAACTCATGTTTCTTATAAGTAAGGCCACAGCGATCACAGTCATAAATCTGTAATCGTGTGCTCTTCATTATAGATAGATGAGGCAGCTTTTAAAGACATCAGCCCCATTGGTCCCTAGGTTACGTTAGCGCTACGCCTGATTCGGCAATGACATGCCAAGCTGTTGCTCCACCAACCAAAACCAACATCTGCCCGATGGCTGAAAACGTCGCCGTTGTTCCGGCTGTTCCGCCAAGGACGTTGGTCAAAGCCAGCGTTACATCTCCATTGTCGACAGTCATCTCGATAGTTTTAGTCCTACCGAGCATAGCTGCACCCGGAGCCGCGAGCGTCACCGCTCCAGCACCAACGAGAGCTAATTTTGAGTTCGTAAGAGTTACGCTGACAGCACCAGCCGCTATAAGCGTCTCAACGTTTGCAGAAGCATCGAGAGTATTTAACTCTGCTGTAGTGACTGTGGCACCATTCAGGATACCAAGCTCAGCTGCATCGAGCCCGCCACCTGAGATGGCATTGATTTCTGCTGCAGTCGCTGTAACAAGTGTGCCTCCAAGTGTTAGTCCACTGGTAGTTAGCTTATTACTATCATCCGCTCCTACTCCATGAGGAAATTTCGTCGTGCTCATTTTATCATCCTTCCTGCCTCTCGGAGTTTAACCGAGACTTACCCGACGGGGACAAGGTTGGGGAAAAGGGGAGCGACAACTTTAGCGAAGCCCCCCTTTTCCCTATATTAACTACACTCCGGCGACTTTGTAAAGTCCCATCGGATAGTTGACTTCCGTAGAAATACGGAAGCTGGTTTTGAACTTGGCATCGCCAGTTTCAAAATCCCCATCCTTTGCGAACCGTACTTGTCTGCGCATGAACGTGGTCAACGGATTCTTCTCTCCAAGCAAGAACCAGGTGTCTGCGTCCGTAAGATACGGATTCACAAGCATCTTTAGGTTCCGGGATTGAATTGGGTTGATTGCGTTTTCAGCGCTTTCCGGATCGTAAGCCGAGTTTAACAACTCACGAGCTTTCCACTCGTCCGAAGGTGTGACCATTAAGATTTTCGGGATCAACACCTGTTGTTTGCTCCGGTCATCCGTGGTGTTCTCGAAGTTCTGAATTGCTTGCCTCAACGAAGAAGCAGGCAAGTCAGCACCAGGAGTCATCAAGTTCGACCAGGTGCCCCCACCGAGTTTGGTGTGGACATTGCTGAAGATAGCCAGGCCATCGCCAGCGGTTTTCGTGTTTCCATTGTACGCGTCATGGACGAGAATTTCAATGGTCTCACGAGCAGAGCGACCGAGCTCTTTAGTCATATCCGACATCTCTGTTGGGATATCAGGATACAAAGAGTCTTCGATCATTTCCTCTGTGATACGAACACCAAGCGCATAAGTCCTATGGACCCAGCGTTTGGTCGGACCTTGGATGAAGTCATCATAACTGATAGCTTCACCTTCTGGCTTTTCAGGTAAAAGCCCTAACCCTGCATAATATGCAGATTCCTCGTACGCCCTCCGTGATGTCTTAACGGTTGAGATCTGCGAATAAAACGGAGCTCTCTCCCGAAAGGATGTAGACATGAAGGAGAACAAACCAGGAACTACTGATTTGCTGAATTGTGATCTATTCATTGGTTATCTCCTTAGACGCCTACGCCGACAATGCCGACGGATTGCGTATGGTTATTGATTCTAACAATCCAATCGGCATTTGCGATACCGACTGTGTTGTCTACTCGATCTACTGGACGAATCAAACGAACTTGGTCAGCTGCCACGTTTCCAGCTGTCTGAGAGTCGTCTAATTGCCAGCCACTCAGGTAATTTACAGTGCTACCTGCTGCACTGACGAGATTCAAGTTTCCACTACAGTCATCTTCGTCTAAGAATGACACAGCGCCATCACCTTGGCAGACAAAAAGCTGCTGAGGATCATCGGCCACAAGAACATATCCTTCACCGGAATGCCCACTGTCCCAATATGCCAGAGGAACCTTATTGCTATCATAGATAGCAAGAATGGACCCTGTTATGGGATTTCCCGTACCAGCCGTGGCGATATTAACATCACGTCCAGTAGCGATGGCAATGACAGGATCATAGATGAAAAGATCCTGTGCATAACCGGCAGAAAGTTTATATTCAGTCACTCTAAGAAGATTACCGTATGGCTGTAAACCTCGTGGGAAGTTTAAATTGGCCATCGTTACTCCTTTAAGTTTATTCCATTACTAAGCCTTCGTCCGATTCGCCTTCCTCACCACTGGTGTCGGGCTGATAAAATCCACCCTTCTCCTTGCTTCCTGATTTAGCAAGATCCTCCGTATAGTGCTTAACCAACGCAGCACTACGTTTTGCCGGAGCCTCTTCACGAATCTTGGCCACATCTTCCGATGCAAATGCCAGAAGCATCCCAGCCTGTTCAACAGCGCCATGGGATTTAAAGCGATGCTTTTTAATGTAAGGCGAATTATTTCTCGTACACAGCGTCCATATGCTGCTACGGAGTTTGGCTTCAAGGTTCTTATCCTTCGCTAACCAGCGAAACCGATATTTAACCTTATAAAGCGGTTTGCATTCCTCTGGCAACTCAAGAATATTTGGCAGCTTGTTATCTCTCATAGACTCTATTGCACGCTCAACCTCTGCCGTGCTTGGAGCCTCTTTTACAAGATCAGCCACCGCTGAATCTTGTGTGGATAACACTTCTACCGTACGAGGACCTGCCGTGGGTTCCTCCACCACTAAAGGTGCTTCTTGAAAATCTGTGTCTGTCTTTTTAGTAGGGCTCATATTGTAACTCCTTCTTTACCGGATTTAGCTAACTTCTGTTTAGTTTTGGCGAACTCCTTAGGATCCAATCCTTGAATCTTGCAAAACTCGGCTTCCTCTTTCGAGATAGTGACCTTGTTCCCCTCACTCGCCGGCGTCTTGCCGCCTCCCTTGTTAAGCACAATCCGGTGCTGCCTACTAGCCTCTCGCTGAGCCCCATTGCGCTCCGCGGATACAATATCTTCGCGTTTATACCCCAGTACCGTTTCCATGTGATCTTCCATATCCCGCATAGCATAGATGGGACCCTTTGGATGATTTACATAATCGGGGTTATTATTAAGAACTTGAAGAAATATCCTGGCCTTTTCACTAGAATTATCATTAAGTTCAGGATGTCGCTCAAGCACTTTTGCTTTTGCTTTCTCCAACTCCTCTTGAACTCTTGACGCCTGTTGATTAGCGGCCAATACATTCTGTGCATTCATATTGGCTCTAATGTCTACTGCTTTTTTCCAGTCCTTATCTGCTAGAGCGTCCCACTCTGCATCGGTCCTAGGAACTCCGTCATTAACTGGAGTATAGTCCTGTTGCGGCTTTGGTGTTTCTAACTGTGCTTGTATCTTATCAAGTTGCTCCTGAAGACGCTTGTTCTCAATCCTCATGCTGGCAAACGCTTTGTTTCTTTCCTTCTCTTCTCTTTCTTCTTTTTCCTTATCTTCCTCTAAATCTACTTCCATCCCCTCGTCTAGATTTATATTTCCTTCATCTATTTCGAGTTCAATTTCGTCCTTCTCCCCTTCGTTTTTTTCTTCATCATTCGGTTTGGGCATACATCCTCCACTTAGTAAGTTACGGTGGGAATCTCCTTTTTACTAGACATTAAAGAATCATAAATCTTCAATGCCTCTTCGACTCCTGCTATCTCCCCCTCGATACGGAAAACTAACAAACTATCCGATTGCAGCAGAGCCGAGCGTTGTTCCTTGCGTTTGGTTTTCAGCCGCACTTGAAGCTGGGTCAGCATTTCCTGAAACACCCGGTTTTCCTGCAGCTGACTTAGATCCTCCTGCCTTTTTATCGTTTCCTCCCTGTCCACCACTCTCCCCCTTTTTACCCTGGTTTTGGAACTGCATTATCATCATCATGGCACTCTTGTGCTGCTCTACATGAGCCGTAAGAACTTGGACAGCTTCTTTTGGCCAAGTAATAATTTCTGGAGTCTGTAGCATTTGTGTATGAGTCATGATGTGCTCAAGATGATTCTCTTGAGGTTCCGGAGAAATCACACGTCCTTCTCTTATAATAGTGTGTTCCTCAATAGGGTCACTCGTTTCTTTCGTTACTGGAGCAGTACCAAGCCATTCTTTCGGCTCCTCTCCATATGCTCTAAAAACATTTGCAGATGCGTGATAAAGACGGTCTACAGATCCGATTACTAGAGGGTTTCCTCCTAGAACGAACTTGTCATAAAGTATAGTTGCCAGTTCACGCATGGTATTCACGTCACCAAACGCAGCATTTGGCTCAAGATAGCAGTCCATTCTCGTGTAGAATGCTTGTTTGATGGCCTCTCCACTCTCGAAGATAGGCTCGTGGCTCTCCCCAAGAATACGCTTCTCCAACCCATCGGGCATATTAAGGAAGCAAAGATCAAATATCTGCGTGCATATATCAGCTATTCCATCACGTATGTTCATAGCCGGAAGATTGAAACGTGCGTCCGCAGAAGATACGATTGCTTGAGTGCGTGTGGCCGTACCTGATCCTCCCACGACGTCAGACTCCTTTCCCATAATATAAGAGGAGGCTGCTGTCAGTCTTTCTACAAATTCCATAAGCAATCGAACAGCGTTAATCAACCGTTCGATTGGAATATTCATATCAGGAAAATACACGTTCTGTTGAGGATTAGTTACTGGGTACATAGCTCGAGGTTTCGCCACATGCTCCTCGGGATCATAGTCACTATTAGGATCATAGAATCCCCACTTCATAATCCCTAGTGTATTCGCATCTTGAAGTTGTCTGAAACAAGCGTCTATCTCCTCGGCCAAAGGTTTCACTTGCTCAAGAACTCCTATGCCCAGTAACTTAAACATGCGATTTAAGAAGTTTGTTTGAACGATAGGCCGTTCTCCCTTACGGGATATCTTGGAAAGCTCGTATCCTTGAAGATAAATCTCATCCTTAACAGCGACGCGTACAGCAATCTCCTCCGGGAACCCGTCCTCATTGACATCATACGGCCCGTACCAAGTGATACACTCAACCACTGAGTTTCTTCGCTTGGCATTTAAATCTTGGATCTTCTCTGCCTTCTCAAGTTCAGCACCGAACTTCGTAAAGATAGTCTTATCAATAGAATCTTTAAGTTTATCAGTGATATTCTGTACAGTGCCCTCAAGCTGTTCCTGTTCCAGTTCATAGTAATAATAATTTTCCAATTTAATGATAGGTTCTTTTTGAATATCTGTAGCACCTGGTTGGGTGAGAACATGAGTCAACGCGATGTGTTTTATGGCAGGACGTTCTTCGACTTGCAACATCTTTGTTTCGATGGTCTGCGGACTTCCCATCTCATCCAGGACCGGAGCACCAGTTGCTGGATCAAGCACTGGTTCTTTTTTAATGTCTCCTAAGTCGTGCTTCTTAACATACCAATATATTTCTGTGAATGACGTCCCCATACTGATGCAAATTCGCACCAAGTCTAGGACATCTCTTCGGATCTTCATCCAGACTTCAAACACCCACTTCATAATTTTGTTAACGTCTTCAGTTCTCTTCTTGTCCGTGTACTCGACTGGCTTCCATCGAATCGTATCTTCATTCCATATCGCCGGGAACAACCTAGCCACCAACATCTCAACAATTCCCTGGGCAAGTTTAAGGCTCCGTCCGCACATCCAAGACTCCGGACGAATAACATCAGCTCCTTCGTACAACGCAACAAGATCCGCATACTTCGTATCGAAATCTATTCCCTTACCTGCCTTATCCGTTCCCCAATCCGTCTGCTCTCGCGCCTCTTTAGCGTTTCTGTAATCCTCCATGATAACCGCAACAAGTTCTTTCTGCTTATCCTCATCTACCTTTAGAAGCAGAGGATTCAAAGGTGTAGAAGACGTTGAATCTTCTACATCAGGAGACCCTTCTCGTTCGTCTTTAAGCTCTCTGGCCATCACTTTTCCTTTGTCTTAAATTTATCCATAACTGTCTTTTTACCGACAGGTTTGCTTCCGTACTTCTTCGTCCAACGCTTTGCAATAGCCGGCTCATTTGCCCAAAGATATTTACGTTGTTTCTCTGACTTAAAAGGACTCATCTAATAATACACCTTATCGTTTAAATAAGTATAATCTTTTGAAGAAGTTTGCCTACGAAACCGTATTGATCCATTCATCCTTCTCGCTCCCCACACCGCAATCGCTAAGCTATCCGCCTCGTCGGGACTCACCATGCCCCGTTTCTTCATCTCATCCTTGTTCTCTATCTCTATCCGTCCATTTCTAGGATTGATCTTGTACTTTATCGACGACAACTGTGCCATCAACGTGTCGTTCTGCGGAATAGAAATCTCATCTGACCTGAACATCTCCCTCAGGTTCCAGAAGATCTCATCACGGATCGCCCTAAAGTGCATCTGATCCGTTGGCTTCTGGCTAAAGTTCACTGCAAGCACCGGGTACCCAAGCTCTCTCAACCTATCCACCACACCGCCGCCTAACCCTGTATCGTCGACGGTAACCTGCATCAGTTTGGCGCCTGCTGCTATGGCTTCTCTCACGACGAGGTTCACTGCATCCATCGTCGACCTATTCTGAATGGACGAGATGCTCTTCACATTATCCGGCTGATACGTCGTCAACACTGTCTTGTTCGTGCCGTACCGCGCAACGTCAAGTCCTAAATATATTTTATCCGAGGCCACGATAGGTTTCTTCTGCCCCCGTGTCACAGCCCGCTCGCACCACGCTAAAGGGATCAACGTGTCCTCACCTTCCACTGGGAACTGTCCGAGAACGCGGGATTGGAACATCGGTGAGTGCTCGCCCCACTCCTCTTTCCTCTCGAGGATCCAGTTCATCGTCGTCAACGCTGGATACTTCTCTGGCTCTTCTATCGCCGGAGAATCATAGCATGAAATATGAAATTTCGTCCATCTGGAATTGCTGAACTTATCAAAGAACGGCCCCGAAGAACTCGTCGGGTTTCCAATCAGTAAACATTTGCTGTGCGCCTGCGTCAAAATACCCTGCGACGCTTCGTAAATCTTCGGATCGACGCCCGGCGCTTCATCCATAATTAAAAGCAAGTGCTGGGCATGGTGCCCTTGAAATCTATCCGGATCGTCAGTGGACAGCCCTAAAGCGAACCACTTTTCCTCGATGTTCAATGCTGTCTTCAGCAGCCGTCCACCCAAGGGGACTCGACTGTTGTTGTATAAATTCCAAATCTCCGCCCACAGTATGCTCTCCACCTGTCGGTTCGTAGGAGCGGTTGTAATTACTCGGCTCTGGTAGTGCGTGAACAGGAACCACAGCGCTGTACAGGCTGACACAAACGTTTTGCCAACCCCGTGACCACTTGCTACTACAGTGTATTGATTGTCCCTTACACTTTCGATGATCTGTTTTTGCTTTTCCCACGGCTCTACTCCCAGTATCTCCGTCAAGAAATACACTGGATCTTCGCTGCATCTCTCAAGCAATAGCTTGGCGTCGTCGGAAGATATCTTATCCGTCATAAATCCCTTTTGATGATCCGAACGTTCTGCTTCCCCTTCATCTCCTTAACGATATCCGAGAAGTTATAGAAGTTGTTCGTCTGCTCGACGGTACGGGGATCCCATCCATCAAACCTCCTATATAATAAATCAGCCGCCTTGGTGTCTCCTGCTTTGGCGGCTTGGAATAGCGCTTTATCTACTCCGAGGATATGCTCTGCATACTGCTTACGTCGTCCCTCGAGGACCTTCTTGGCCCAGTCCTTGTTCTGTCTCTTGGCTTTCTTGAGCTCATCAATAGAAAACCCGAACGACGACGCAAAGAAGCTATCCGCTTTGTCGTCGTTGTCCGGGTTTATACGGTACAATATATAGGTTTCTATAAGTGACCGTTCCATGATTTGATACTACACTGCTGTGGCGGAACAGTCAACGTTTTTCTTATATTTCTTTCATGAACAGCACGCACACGTTCAGTGATCCGGCTAGGAACCAGTACGCTGCGTGCAGCGGCATGCGCTGTACGGCGTACACGATCCCCGCCCAGAAGCTCATGCCGATCACGATCACCGGGAAGATGTTAGGCATCGTTTCTTCGCTCCTTTGCTGCGCCTATAGGCCGCTTGCAGCTCCAGCCTATGGCTCCTGTTAGCCGTGTACTGCTTCCGCTGCATATTCGACCACTCGATATCGAAGCCCTTCATCATGTGGACGAAGCAGTACTTGTTCTTGTTGTACACGCTCAGCGTGTGCCCGCACACGGCGCACTTGTTCTTGTACTTGCGCACGTATCGCGTCTTGATGAGCATGTTCGGCCCTACCCTTGGGCACGGTCTTCTAGCAGCCCTTACGCTCCCCATATGAAGTGCCATCCGAGCGCTAGCATTCCTCCTATCATTAAAGCGGACAGCACGACTCTAACCCACGTCGGTTTAGTCCAGACCCATTGGCTCAGAGTCTTTCCAGTCATCTTCTTCAGTACTAGCTCCGTAACCCCAAAGAACACAATCCACGCCACCAGGAACCATCCCTGCGTGGGCAGCCCTACCGCAAAGCAGAAGACCGGGGCCGCTATCTGCACTATCGTAAGCACTATCTCGTTGGCTTTCATCGTACACCGTGCCTTCTTACCAACCATCCGTTGAAGCTCGTATCCTCAGCCAGCAGCTCTTTAATGGCGTCTTTCAAGGCCGCCTTTATGTCCTCCTTGCTAACCGCTGCGGGCCACACGGACGCCTGAGTTGTAGTTGTCGTGTAGTACTCCGGAGCCTGTACTGGTTGTATCAGCTGCTGGGACCATAGCGGATCAATCGTGTGCTGGTGCATCGGGCCGCTGATGT